GTCAACATTCAATACACTTAATGATAATCTTGAACTTCTATCTTTAGCAATTGACTTGGAACCACTTGTATTTAAGTTATAATTTGTTAATACAACTGCTCCAGTAGTACTATCATTAGATACTAGATAACCAGTAGATGAGGTTGCAAGACTTGATGTTGGTCCAAGACCTAACATAATAGTTGGCATACAAATCTTACTTTGACTTAATGAATACCAATCAGAACTAAATGTTTTAACAGTTATTCTTGTATCTGATAGTATTTCAAATCCAAATGGAAGTTGTGGTCCCTTTTCAAAAGGATCTATTATAGCATCACTACCAAAATCAATATACATCAGACTACTAAATGCTGTTGGAGAATTTAGAGTCATAAATGCAATTTGTTTACCAATTCTTGGTTCTAGGAACATTGCACTTCTACCAGAACCATAACCACCATTCGTAGCAACAAAGTTTTTAGCCTGAAGATTTGTATAATCAGGATCTAATTTAATATTAAAGTTATTAACACTTTCTTGATATACTGCTAAACCAATAACATCAGTACCAACTAGTCTACAATAATTTGTTGTTTTTACTAGTGCACCTGTTGGATTGAAACCGATAAGAGCATAATCCAATAGTTCACCATCCTGTGCTGTATAAACTTCGCTATCGGATGTTAGATAATACAATTTACCAAATGGATCTTCATCAGTTTGGTTAATATATGGTAAATAACCAGACGAAGACGAACCTGTTTGAGCAAATCTTGTTTCAAATAGGAAACTATCACTGTTTACACCAGCATATAATATACCAGGACCACTTCCAATTGTATTTGAAGTGACAGAACCAATAACCCCAATGTGTGACCAATTTATTGATAATTGTATTGCTCCTTTTAGGGAATCACCAGAAATACTGTAAATATTTGCTTTTATATCTGCTCTACTACTGAAATTAGCAGTATCGTTATTATCATCAAAATATAATTTTGTTACACCACTTTTTACATTACTATAATAATAAGAACTACCATCATATGTTCTATTACCAATAACATTAATACCCATATCCATACCAGACTCTGGTAATGTATTTGTAATAACAACATTATTATTTGTATCAACATCTACAGTTATACCAGCACCACCTATGATTGTTAGTGTTTCTGAATCTGATGATGTTGTATAACCAGAATCGCCCACTACTTCATTAAAGAATGAACTCCCACTAAATTGAAGAAGTGTTAATAGATTACTTCTTGATAATGATTGTAGATCCCCTGTTAATCTGCCAAGAACAGAATTTGATTTAATTAATAAATCTTCTGGTGATGAAGGATCTGTATTTCCTCTACCAACTTTGACAGTATTATCTGCCATGTCTTTCAAATGACTATTTGTTATGCTATTATTTCTTATATCAAAATATAAATTCTGAGCAGTTGTATCACCATCTAATCTTATTGGAGAATTTACTGGTGTTATAAGATTTAATCTACCAGTAGAATCTGCGACCAATAATTCACGAGTATCCTCAATATAAAAATTATTAAACTGTGTACCAGTTGCTGTATTTGTTATCTTGATAGAAGGAGCACCCGTCCAAGCAGGATCTGTTGGATTCTTTATAACACTTAATCGTATACCATCACCTTCAATAAGACTTATTTGTACTCTATTCTGAATTCCACCAAATGTATTTTGAATAAAATATGCAGTATCTTTATATGTACTTGAAGAATTATATGTAGAAATACCCCAGAATCTATTATTATTTCCATTATAAACAGTTTCTCCACCACCAGTATTAAGTGTTTTACTTGCAATAAGGGTTGTTACTGTTGGGAATGGTGCAGTCCAAGAAAGTTCAGCATTTGTTCCTGCTGTTAAAAATGAACCATTCGACCCTGATGCCTGTAATGCTCTTATTTGTTCATATGTTGATGTGCCTTTAGTATATAAAATAGAATTCTTTGTTTGCTTCTCTAATTTTCTTAAAGAAAGACTGTAATCACCTATAACAGATTGAGCAATATCTCCGGTAGCAACAATTTTAATTGCATTAGATCCTGGAGAATATCTGGATAATTTAATACCAGTTCCACCATAGAATGTTATTGTATCATCATATGATGCTCTAAATGTATCAGTTTCCTCATTTGTATCATCACTTGTAATACCAACAGTGCTAAAATACTTACCACGAATGTATACATGATCTTCATTTGTTGTGTTATCACCAGTGACTATTATATTACCAATACCGCCTATACTTAATGTATCTAATGGTGTCACTGCCTGTAATAATTTATTATCAAATGTTGTTCGAATCTTTGAATAGCCAGGTTCATTACCTTGAGTTATTGCTCTAATTGTTACAGTTTTTGTGGTATTATCTGTTTGAAGTGTAATACCTTGACCTGCTTTAAATGTAACACCTCCATTTGTAGAAGATGAATAAACAGATTGACCAGATCCTACAATATATCCAGATTCTCCAGCAGTTCCAACAGAAATCCGACCGTAAGATAATAAACCAGAACTCATTGGGAATATAATACCACTATCATTACCAGTTGCGATAAATAATGGCTTAATCATTCCGGATGATGGTTTTGTAGTTGTATAATTTGGTGAACCATTAGTTAAGTAATAGGTCAATCCAGTTACAAGTGTCGGTGATGGTGTACTAGTTAATTTAAATTCACCAAGCATAACAATGTAAGCAACACCACCGGATATTTTTTCCACAATTCCCAGTGGATGAGTATCATTTTCATCTCCTGATGTTATACTTAAATTTTCCTTTACAACCATTGCATTTCCGCTAGTATGGTCATAAATGCTTACTATATCTCCAACTGAAATTGAAGTATAGTTTGATGTTACATATCGATTTGTCCATCCCTTATCAAGAACTCCATAAGAATTACTAATAGGAATAATATTGGAAGAGTAATTTGTTACTGCTTTAAAATTAGTAGTGGATCCAGCAACATTACCAATTCGTATTTTATCAGTAATTATGAATGTACTATTATAACCATAATCATCGTCTAATTGAGCAGAGAAAATAGTTCTATCTAAATCTGTAGTGTAACTATTTCTATAAACAAAATCTAATTTTCTTAAATAATTTCTTGCTTCAATTAACCAAGATTTATCATCAACAGATGTACTTGATAAACCCATTGCAAGTTCTAATATTACATCATACTGGGAACCACTTGTTGCATAACGGAAATAAGCATCTTTACTGGTACTATTACTTACAAAAGAATATGCACTATTAAGACCAAGATTTTTGTTTGAGAACCATGCAGATTTTGCGGTATTATATGTAAATTTTACTTTTGAACTGGTTGTGGTATCGAGTATTAATCCAGAGTCATTTTCTGTTGTTGCTACTCCATATTGCAACCTAATAACATTGTCTACTACATTTAGTTCATTTAAATTAATTGTACCCGAAAAAAAATGATCACCATTTAAAGTACTGGGTAACATATTTTCTGCTGCTACAGAAAAAACATAATTTGTATCTCCAGTAGAAGGTCTTTCAAAAAGTATATAATCACTATCTAGAATTTCTTCACTAGAAGAATATATTTCTTCTAAGTCTAATGTTAAATTTCCAGATCCAATACTTGGAAATAGTTTTAATCCTTTACCAACATTTAAATCTATAGACAACACACCACTTGCTCTTGACTCAGTAAATGCTGGTCCAAGAGAAACATCATATAACTGAATTGGATTTACATAGTCTATAAGTTTATTTGTTGCCAAAAACCAAGTATAAAAATCATCACTTAATTCCAACTTGGTGATATTTGGTGTTAGATCTGTGTTATCATTAGTTGACATTATTATTCTCTACTTTTTTTAATAAAAGACCTGTTAACATATTTAATTGCTTCTTTAAATTTTCTAGTTCATGCTCTAGTGTTTTTATTTTCTTTTCATTATTTATTTTATTGTTATACTGCACAATTTCATCTTTATTAGTATTGAGAATTGCTTTGGTATAAGAATCTTTTAATAAATATTTATTACCTTCTATTTTAATATGTCTCATGGTGTTGTTATTACTTTCAAATCCTTTATAGTAGGTACACTATTTGTATAATCAATATTACCAAACATTACTATCTTAATATTATATCTAGAGATTATATTATCTTTCTTTCCATCTGGTATATTATAGTGAACATCGACATATTCATTTGATTTTGTAAAAGTTACTACAGTGCCAATATTATTCAATTCTTCATATTCAATATCATTGATATTTATATCAGTATTAATATATTGTCTCTTAATATACACCTTTACATCCGTGCCCATTGGTTTATTAAGTTTAAAGAATACATGGCAATCTTTTGTTTCCATTTCTGGATCCAATTCTACAATTTTTGTAATATAACGAGCATTTGCATATTCTTCATGTACATAAGATGTTGGTCTTAATTCATTTTTATATCTATTTGTTGATAAGTCAGCAAATCCAGAACCATATGCTCTGATTAGATTCTTAATTGCTATAAACTTAAGACTATCCAGATCAAGAATTGGTGAAATTACACCATCACTTGTTAATCCTATATCCAAATTGAATGAACTGCCGTTATATCTAAAATGCTTAAGTTTATCAAATTCTATATTTGAATTTGGATTTATTGATAAAGTTTCAGCATCAAATATTGAAGAGTCTAATTCATTTTGACTAATAGTTCTTATACTACAATCTAATTGATTAGAATTTAAATCGGAATATGCTATATTTACATTTCCATATGAGTAAAGATATGGTAATGCACCACTTATAGTGGGATCTTTGAACGATACTGATCCAGATGTAACGAAATTACATCTATTTACCATAAATGCAATATCCGTATTATCATATACAGTCCATGTCTTACTATTATTGGTTGTCATTAGTCTACCAACATATGGTACTGGTGAAATTCTAGCACCAGATACTGTACTATTAGAACCATAATCTGCAGAATGCACTGAATATAGATTACTATTTGTACTCAATACGAGTGCATGTTCTCCTGGTAATATATGTACTGGGGCATCAAATTCAAATGCAGTTCCCATTGAAGATGTTCCTATAGAAGTAGAAACATTTATTTGATTTGGTAATTTTGTCAATGATGCATTTGGATATGAGAAAGAGCCAGGACCAACAACCGGATAACCATTCTTCATTGGTCTAATTTCAAGAGTTACTGGATATTGTGTGTCTTTTGTCTTGAAGAATATATCTATTCTCTTTACAAATATACCTCTTGGGTATTGTCTTTCGTCAACAAAGAATGTTTGTGCTATTACTGACCTATAATCAATCATATCATCAGATTTTGTCTCTATGGTATTATTGCCAAAAAGATTTAGATAATCTGAAGATTCTGGAGTTATTGCAGAATTTATTAATTTTATCTCAGCATATGTCGTTGATAATGATTTATCACCATTTGGATCATCTGATATTATAAAATATTTTTGACCAGATTTAAAAGTTTTTTCTGGAATATTAAATACAATCTCTAAAGAACCTGTTACAGAATCAGTCTTTAAAGCAGACATAGTTGTTCCAAGAGAGTTTGTGATGAATGAATCAACTCTTATACCATCAAATACAGGATAAACTATAGTATCTGGTTTCATTCCTTGTATTCTAAATGAAACTGATTTGCTTGGAATATAAGTTACCAAATCTGTATTGAGTGTTTTTGATCCAAACATTCTCTTAGGAATCTTTGGTACTTGTGACTTAATATAATCTGTAAGTCTTCCATAATAAGATTTGATATCTTGTGTTAGTGAATGATAACCTTGCCAATTAGTTTGCCAAAAATTCCATTTAGTACCAAATCCTCCCAAATTATAATTTAATGGTGATGCTTTCATATTTTCAAAAGTATCATTATTACCATTTACATTACTTACAATATAAGGAGTTGTTGATAAATCAAATGTTGTTATACTATTTGGTGAAGAAGTTATACTACCAACCCAAACAGAACTTGAGAATGGATTGATATCAAATGAACCATTTGAAACTCTTTGGTCAATTATTGGTAATAATGTATAATTTAAATATGCAACATTTGGTGGATAGTTTTGACCATTTATTGTACTATTTTTACTGAATGTTATATTTGATGAACCACTATTTACTAAATCTATAAATTTAGATTCGAATGGTGGGCGTAACAAGTTTTTATCAGAATCTATACAAATATTATAATCGGAATTTAGTGTATCACCAACTTCATGTGTTACAAATGAGTCAACTAGAATTGAGGTTTTTGGTTTTTCTTCTGTACCATTCAATATCTTAATTGATTTTGCTTCTTGTTCTAATAGAGAGAGTCTTGTTGTATATTCTAAATTATCAACTCTTTCTTCTATTTTTCTTATATCATCCATTGTATATCTTTGATGATTGATGCTAGATGTTTTTACAGTATTAGCATTTACTGTATATGCTGGCATTTCAAAAGTAAACAATGACATAGAATTTACAGGTAATTCTGGTTCCTCTGGAGTTAATGAAGAATTACCAGATACTATATAAAAATTCTTATCTCTACTAAGTACCACAGTATATTTTGATGGTAGGAAGTAACTGTAACTACTGTATATTGCAGATCCACTAGAAGGTATACCAAATATACCAGATGTTACTATTTTACCAGTACTATCTTTGGTTTGGAATGGTCTAAAATCTACAACCGAATCTAGAGATATCTTTTTATTTGTAAGAGGATCTATAAAATCTGGAATACTATCATATCCGTCAGTTTGATTTATATAAGAACTTGCAATGATTGGTCCTGTTCCTTGATGATTGTAATATGTATATGATACTAAACATTTTATTCCATTTGGTTCATATGTTGTTACAGTACCTTTCTTGATTAGTGCATCTCTCCATTTTTCTGTTGCACTAATTGTAGATAACTCATAAACATTGTTCATTTGATTTCCATTCAATTGTAATACACTCAATGGAATTTCAGTTGGTGAAGATGTTGTTAAATTTATACAAGATTCTATACTAATAACATCAGATTTTGAAAGAGTCATCAATCCAGTTATATCATTAAATACTGCAATTTCAAATTTTCTAGTTTTTGTCTTTGTTCTAATATTATTACTTGGCTGACCTTCAACTAACATAGGACATATTAGTGTAAATGTTCCAGTATTAAATTGAGAACCAGTCATTTCAATACGAATTGTTTTACCACCATTTACTATTCGTGTAACATAAGTTGCAGTATTTGTTAAATTGTATATAGTAGAATTTGGTCCAATTAAGATATATTCACGAAGTATAGAAGAATCTACCGTATAATAGGAACCTACTTGTTTTTCGCCTTTAAATTTAACATTTCCTGTCATTGATGTATCAAATGATACGCCACTGATAAGTCCATTTGAACTGCCTGTTGCCTTTAGATCTACTTGTATTTCATATGTTAAATTGGTGATAGATGTTATCTTATCTCCAATAGGATATTCATATAATAATGAATTATTTTTTGGTTCTTGAATTGTTTGAGAAGATACAGTTGGACTAGTTCTGGAATCTCCTATTAGGAAAAGTTCTTGTTCTGTTCTTGATCCACCTGATAAAATTTTTGTTCTTGTTACTCTTGCTAAATTATCAAGAGAATAATATACACCACCAGGAGAAATTACATTTGGTTTTATTTCTGTTAGATATAAATGATATGTAGTGTCATCAATATACTTTAATTGTTTTGCTTTTGCGGTTGCTACTGTTGTATAATTTAGAGCAGATGATGTACCAGTAAATGATTGTATTATTGATTCTGTTTGTGGTTCTGAATAAAACGAATTTGAAGGTACAATTTTCTGAGCTGTTAATAGTGAAATAGAAACATCTAAAGCTTGTCCAGAATCTGGATCAATACCTGCTCCCGGAACCACTAAAAGATTAGCAATTCCGTTTCTAATTGCAAATTTATTATTTAAGCCCTCTACTGGTTCCATTAATAAATATCCAGGACCAGTGGTAGGAGATGGTTTTGTATAACTAATAATATTACCAGTAGCAGTAAATGTGCCACTAGTTCCATCTGCATTTGTAACAGAATATTCTTGATCTGCTTGCCAATTTCCAGAACTTAAACTTTCTGTATTTTGAGTTTCATATGTTTTAACTTGATATGCTATTCTCTTAATTGACTGATCTTCAGTTGTATTAAATTCATCAATAAAGTTAATATCTTTGGTTGCATCAAGATCAACAAAAATACCAGTTGCTCTTTCAATTTCCTTTACCTGTTCCGAACCGTATGTTTGAGTTGATATATTATGTTGATTTAAATTCCAACCTCTGCCACCATATCTTACTCTACTATTTCTACCAAATATCCAACCAGATTTTCTCTTAAATTCATTTTTTGTTACAAGTATTGATAGTGTACATGTTTGAGTATTCCAACTCATAACTGTACCTAGTGCTAAAACTTTTTGTGCATCATAATTTAATGGTGGTTGTGCATTATCTAATGGAATATAATCAATATCAAATTGGTATACTTGTTCACCAACTTCAAAATCCTGTCCTTGTCTGTACCCATCATTAAAGGTTATATCAGTAAATATACCACATGTTGGATTTCCTTCTGCAAATGACGAAACACCAAGTATTGTATAACATGCACATATTGGACCACCATTTTGTATATCTGTTCCTTGTAAAAGTGCACTAACACCTTCATAAACATATTCTTCACCAGTACCTACTATTCCTTCAAATGATTGCGGTATGAAATCTGATGGTGCCTCATTACCAGTTACCTTCACAAATACTTCATAAGAATTTCCATTTGTAATAACTTTCTTTACTATACCGGTTGCAGTATAACCAACTTGATTCTTATAATAAACTTGAATTACTTCTTCACCTTCTTTAAATGAACCAAAGTTTCTTCTAGTAGTACCATTTTCAATTGATGTTAATGTTTGATTACATGTTGTATTTGTATCGATAGGACCTTGTAGTGTTATTTTTACTACATTAGGTTCAGAAGATACTGCTTGAATACTAGAACCATAACTTGCTTCGTAACCAAGAGTTGGATTGAATATGACACCATACTCCACTGTATTGTTTATACTATTTGGTAAACTAAATCCTCTGGTTTCATTGAGTGAAGGACCAAATACTACATTGCTATTTGGAATTTTGATGTATAGAGTGTTATCAGCAAGAGATAAAGAATCATTTGAACTACCAGGAACCCATCTTCTTGTATATGCTTTCTTTACTCTTATACTCTGTCTTAAATTATTTTCTGTTACATTACCTTCACTATCTGTTGTTACATTTCCAAGATTGATATAATCTACCTGATATACAAATGATTTCGCATCATCATTATATTCTCTTGAATATTTTTTAGTAATATCATAACCTTCAAATCCAACATCATATGCAGTAATGAAATCTCCATCCCATGATTGATTAAATACTAATCTTGAAATTGATGTTTCTGTTTCATATGAAGAATCAAGAATATTTATTGGTTCTTGACCCAAATATTGTGGTGTATTTTCTGTTGTCGAATTCGGTAACAATGACCAATATAAATCATCTGTAAAATTAATATCTCTTTTTTCTATGAATCCATACACAGGATCGTTTGCATCATTTGTTAATTCTAATTCTAATATTTCTTTTCTTAATACTTTATTTGTTAATCCAGATTCTTGTTGCAAGAAAATTATATGTGGATAATAGTCATCTGCTTCAGCATAAGCAGAATCTTGATTCCAGTTATATGCATTATACTGTTTTCCACCCTCACTACTTACAAACTGATTTGTACTTTTTCTTGAAGATGGTGTCCAATATTTTACATTAAATTCAGAGTATTCGGTTGATGGGACTGGAACTAGGAAACTTGCAATTTGTTTTTGTAGATTTACATCTGGGAAATCATTGAGATCAAATGTTACATCATATCCATTGTCACTAAATTTACCTGCACTCGATGTTACTATTAAATAGTTACCAAGACTAGAATCTATAGTTTCATTTTCTACTGTTAGAGACATTCTTGGTTTATCTGCAAACACATTAACAGGTGTGGTTGTTTCGAATTCATAACCATAAATATATGCTTTACCCGGTGTTATAGTTGCAGTAAACATATTAGAATCTGCAGTTCCACCATCAGCATCTGCAATTGAAACTGAACCTGTAACATCAGATATAATTTTTACCTTATAGTTATTATTAACAGCATAAGTTATACCAGATTCGGTCGTTGATGTTCCAGATCTCTTAAGAATAAATGTTGTACCTGTTGTTGGTAAATCTGTATATGTTGTAGAAGTTATAAATGAATCTCTTGGGACTATTTGTAATTGTAAACTATTTAAAGTTCCCGATAATAATTTAGAACTAGTTATAACATATTCAGTTAGTGCTGTATTATTTCTTATTAATATATCACCAACTTGTGCTGGAAATTTTGTAGTATTTGTAATTTCACCTATTGCTGTTGTGGATGCGGGATATGCAAAATTGGTTGGAGTTCCGTTACTATTTAATGTTACAACTAAAGAAATTTTATCTCGTTTTAGATATTCCTTTAGTTCTATTCCGAATGGCTTTACAGTATAATTACCAGATTCATCATAAGTTCTTCTGGCAAATAAATCTAAAATTTCAGAATAAGAAGGAGAACTTTTTGAATATGTTAATTTAGAATCAACAACTCTAGCAAGTTCGATATAATTTGGATCTGCTGGTGTTTTTGCATATGATGTTAATGTTAAATTTATTACATAACGATCTGCACCAGGAGCATTATAATTATATGAACCACTTGCAGGATCCTTAAGCGTAAAATCACCAGTAGATGTTACTACATTTCTTAGGATATTAAATCCAATAGATGCATCAGTTGATGTAAATTGTCTGGGTGAACTACCAGTGTATAGTGGTATACTTTGACGAGTATTTGTTACAAAGAATCCATCGACATAGAATATACCAGAATCAACAGAAGCAAGTATTGCCGTATTTGATGCAGATGGTGATATTGGAGATACTACTATTGTAGACTCCCATAGTACAGATAATAGTCCATAATTATCAACACTTATTGTATCTGTAGTGGAAAATTGTTTTGCTGACAAATATTGTAAAAATAAAACAGGATATGGATCGCTAGTTGTTGATGATAATACTTCCACACATCTAGCAACTACACTTCTATCTGCATTAATAAGAGTTTTACCAACAACACTTCTTAATCTAGATTCTTGATAGTTACCCGTTACTCTTAAATAATTTACTCTATTTAGAGATACAGATCCACCAAATACTATACTACCATCTGTAAAAACATGATCACCAAATTTTGATATTTGAGATTGAAGTAAAGTTTGTAATTGAGTTAGTTCTCTTGCTTGAACGGCATATCCGGGTTTAAATAGGATTCTTAAAAACTTTTTAGTATCATCAAAGTCATCAAAATATGGCGTTCCCGATAAAATGTCATTGTGGTTGTATGTCATTTAATGTCCTTAAAATCCTATTACTAGTTTTATTTCTTCTAAACTATCATTACCGTGATTAAGTTTTACTATATTGTGTGCATAAATTATATCACCAGTGTCAATATTTACCTCAGAATCAGTTACTGTGCATATTATAGTATCTTCAACATTCATATATTCACCATCTTCATATTGGTATATGTTTCTATTTGTTGATGGGAAAAACGCACCATAAACAGTATCAACTAATAGAACACCAGAAGTCTTAGTAGTATCGCTATTATTTATAGTCCAATCAATAATAACTCCTCTGGCAATAACTTCTCCTGTAGTAGAGATTTGCTGTATATACGCATCTCTAATAAATGTATCTGGGGAAAACTGTGTAGATACTCCAGCCATTCTGGTTATTTCTATTTTTGTCATACAAGAATAAATTTCATCTTGTCTATTGTTTATCTGTGGAAGAATACTTTTTATAGTTCCTGTAGTTTGAATTCCATTTGAAATTAATATATGTGAATCATCAATATTCATATAAAATTGAACTATATTCTCACCTTTATTAAATTTACCAGATAAATCATAATACGATGGTTTAAAGTCTCCCTTAACATCTTTTAATACTAATTGGCCTGATATTCTATCGCTGTCAACTGTCCAACTATCCACTGTTCCTGTTGTATATGTTTCATCCGATATAATCTTAGAACCAGGAACAAATGTTCCAGATGTATAATAATTTTTTTCCTTTACAGATGTTATTGCTATTGCATTTGTAAGTGATAAATTTGGTTTATTTGGATAGTCTTTAATATAAATTTGTTTAAGTGGACTTGAACCACCAGATATTACAAATTTTCCAACAGTTGTTAAAACTGTCAATACTTTATTAGTTGCATCCCAGGATTTTATTATACCAACTCCATATGAACCACTTCCTATAATACCCTGAACTAAAGTAGTTCCTATTAATTTTGATATATTTTGTGAATTAAATATTGATGTTGGGAGTGAAACTGCCTGATCACATTTTGTACAAATTGTTATATTTAATTCTTGAATAGCACTAGTTGCTTCTATATCCAGTATTATTTTTTCTCCCTGTGCCTCTTTTACTAAAATTTTTGGATTTTGTATTAAAGCAATTTGTCTAAATTCATTATAAAAATTCATATTTTTGTCATTATAACCAAATTTAGTATGAACCATTAAATTTCTACACCCTAGTTCTTTGAATGCATTTGAACTATGACCATAATATGGAGTAAAAATTGGTCTTAATATTGTTTTATTTTCATTACCAACTCTTGTAGTGGAAACAGTCAATTCTACTCTGGAATAACCAACTCCACCCGACAAAACAATAACATTTTCTATAGTATTATCGTTTAAATTTAATTTTGGTATGAGTGAAGCACCAAATCCATCACCAAGAACAGATATTTTTGGTAATAATTTATACATTGTTTCTGTGGTAACATCTATACTTAATTCAGTTTCTAGTACAATTTCACCTGTGCTACCATTAAAAGAAGAAATATTTCTTACCTGTCCTGCGCCTGGACCTTTGCAAAAATATATCACATAATTATTTTTATAAAAATTATCTTGACGATTTATATCACCTGTTTCAATATTTACAAAAATTGATTCATATTCTGAATGTTTTACATATGCTTGAACAAAATGGTCATCTTCTGGTACATATGTTAATATATTTTGATCATAATCAACTGCAAATGGGAAACTTCCACCTGTCTGTGTTATCTCTACAGAAGTTATTTTACCCCTTCCATTTGCTTTTGCATCCAATTCTGCAGATAATTGATTTATTCTAGGATCATTTGGATCATAGATTAGCTTATCTAAAAATTCTATTGGAATATACTCATCTGTTATGAACTTACTCAATTGTTCTGAAATACTATAAAGGTATTTCCATTGATAACCATCTGATAATATTATAATTTCAGATTCTGTTCCAGATGGGGATACTGTGGATACTGCACCATTATTATTATCTAAGCATTTATATACATTTTTTTCAGAATTCATTACATAAAACTCTACTGGATTTTCATCCGAATATAGTTCTATACTATCATCAAATTTTGAATATACTTTACCATATTCCCAATTTATTCTTTTTACACAGAATGAAACACTATCTGGAAATAATTTTTTTATTACTAAAGCAGAATTTCTTAATTTTTTTTCATCATCAATAGTATCTTTATAGTCCGGTGGAGAATTTTCATTTTCCCAGGGCAATACTCTACCAATAAGAATAAAATTCTCCTTATCAGATCTACTACCAAAAGAATCTCTGAATTGTTTAATTATTAAATTTTTAAATGTATTTTTTATCATTTTAGATTATTTAGTCAAGATTGACTCTGGATGCTAATATTTCTAGAATTTCTTTTATTTTTAAATCTTTAAGTGGTCTTTGTTGTCCTGTTAAAGCACTAAAATTTGGATAGACTACCCAATATTCGTTTCTCTTATCAAAATCTGAAAGAGGAGGAGAATATGCAAATTTTATATACTCAACACCTGTATTTATTGCACCATTTGATGTTGGTTCATGAACAAAAAATGAAGTAGGATATGTTTGGTCTGGTTTTGAGACTGATGGATCATATCCATGTGGAAATAAGTCCGAAATTTTATATCCGGTTCTTCTTACATTTATAGAACTATTAAATTGATGTGCTATATGGTTACCTATGATTGGTTTATAATAAAGATTTGCTCTTGCTTCTTTTTTAATAATTTGAGAATCTTCATATTTTTGAATATATGGTTCTGTAAATACAGCAAATCCGGCAGGATGAATTAATCTTTTTATTACATCTATGAATTCTGATTCCTGAATTCCTGCTTTTAGAACATAAGATAATTCTTGATATTTTCTATTATCTTGTAAAATACCACTTGAACTTGGAGATGATACTGTCGTTTCGTAATATCCTGGTTCAAAGAACACTTTAGAAAATGATATAGAACCATCCAATTCTGTTAATGTGGTTCCTCTTTTTAGATAAATTGTAAAATTAGATTCATCGCCTCTATAGTCGTAACCAGTATTTACTATTCTTATTTCGCTTGGTATACCAGTTGTACCAACAGAGGATACTAATCCATAAAATGAATTACCTGTTGCCAAATTACTCATTGTTGTTGCTATTGGCTCTACTGATATAATATCACCAGGAACAAGACCAGGAGTTGTAATTGTTATGCCTGTTATATTTTCTATCAAATAAACTTTTTGTCTAGAAATTTTACCATCATCAATAACATCTATGAATACTTCCTCACCAACTACTGCTAAATTGTTATATAGATCAAAATTTTCCTGACCAGTATTTACACCAAATTTTCCTATTATATTTTCTATCTTAAGTTCGTATATTGATTCATTTTCTATTTTTTTAATTATAACATCTAAAATTCTTGCAGATGCTACTATTTTATCTTCTTCTGTTTTACTGTATTGATATATTATACTATTTTTTATTTTATCGGGAGAAAGAGCATCAAATCCTCTCACCTTCAAGAATTTATTTTCTACCCAAATATTACCAGATGCTTTTAAAATGTAATCTCTTGGGTATTCTATCTCTACATATGTTTTATAGAGTAATCTGAATAAAAATTTATAAGCCTTTTCACTGCCCTTTGCAGAATAGTATTGCTTTATATTCTTAATTACATTTTTTATATTTAATGTATTTTTTAAATTTAATATATTTACTGGAAAATCATTTAGATAGTTTGTTCTAAACAATTCCAAGAATATTTCAGGAGAAGTATCAACATCAGAAAAATCACCAGAAGAGTAAATAGAATAAATTGGATTATTAGATTTATGCAACCATTCAAAATATGCTTCAATAAATGATGTAAATGTTTTATAATCATCACGAATAAATGTAGGAAGTTTATTGGTTATTACAGACCACACTGGATTATTGACTTCATATTTTTCAGATACACCTATAAATGAAATTTTAAAATCACTATTATTTATTTTGTTTCCTTTATTATCTTCAAGATATCCAGTTAATATGTGATCACCAGAAGTAAATGATTCAAAAAGATATCTTTTATCTTTCCAAGGAATCCTAACTTCATCAGAATTATCCAGTTTAACTACAACATTAGTAAGATAATTTGATTTTAAATTATTTTTAATATTATATCTAAAAGTAAGAGTATTACCATATACTATTGCTTTTTCATTAGGATAAAGTATTTCTATTAATGACATTTAATTACCTATTAGAAGAAGATACATTTTGATTACTATTTCTATAAACTTTCTTTAGATCTATTGATACTGTTCTATCTGAGGTAGTATCAACAGAAAGTGTAGTATATTTTTGCGTAAGTACATCTACATCTTTAGGTGTTGCTAGTATAGCAACATAACCTGTATCATTTTCAAAACCAGTTGCTGTTATATTAAATGAAACTGTACCATTTATTTTATTAATTTGTCCAACATTACCTATAAAAACTTTATTTTTATTTGTATCAAGATAAAACATGCCTAATGAATTATTAGATGTTTCTTCCATAAAACACAATTTATTCACTGTACTTCCTTGTTGCGAAACATTTGCATAAAATCCTGTACTAGAAACAATATATTCGGATGATAATTCATTCTCGAAAGCCATATTATAATTTTCAAAAACATTTAATCTTGGGTAAATTCTTTTTTCCATTACTGGTGTTACATAAACCGAAACTATGGATGAATGCATTGGTAATACATTTTGAATAAAATCTGAAGCAAAGAAATCATCATCGAATCCCTTATAGTTTGTATATGCATACTCTAATATTTGTGGTTTTACTGTTTCCTTTATTTTTATTTCTGTGTCATTTGTTAAAGTTGGATCGTATTTCAGTGTTGTAATAAAATTTAAATATAAAATATCAGGATCTTCTATTTCAATATTAACACCAACAACCCCCTTTGAACTTATAAGAGTATTGATGATATTATTTTTTTCAGATGATGTTAAGAATGCACCATTCTTTGGTTTTATAGTAGCAAATACCTTTCCGTACTCTGGTGGATTATTTTCTTCACCACCCCAACACCTTACAGATTCAACTGAACCAAACAGTTTTAATATCATTGCTTCATAATCGGAAACAGTTACTGCTCTTTCTTGTGTTGAATAATTTCTTAAAGCATTTCTTTTTATGCTACTTATTATTTCTCTATCAGAACCACCAGAAGAATATTGTATTGTTTCTATTTCATAACCACTGAGAGTAAATGATGAAAATAATGATGTATCTGTTTTGCCTATATCATTTCCAATAGAACCAGATGTAAGTAAAAATTCAAAAAGAACTACATTTCCTAATTTTAATTTTTTACCGAATACATCATCACCAAATTGAACATCATAATAACCACTTGAACTTTCAGAAACAAAGAATACTTTAGAATCTTCTCTTGTATCTGTTATGTTTTCTGCTCTTTTCCATTCTATAGTAATACCAGAAGTATCCGTTACACTATCAAGAACAAATGCTCTTATAGTAGAAATATCAATATTGTTAAAAGGTATAATTATCTTTTGTAGAGGATCCGATATTATAGATGAAAATGTATTATACAATCCTTGAACGACTGTTACATCTTTTGCTGCATATGTTTTAATTGTATCATCATCATTTAATTCATATGGTTCTAAAGTATAATTTGCATCAGTTACAAAATATATTGTATTTCCATTTGCATCTTGACTTGTTATTCTTGTATTACGCAAAATTACATTATTGGTTTCTGAGTAATTTTCAGCATCTTGTTTTATTATAACTTTTGCTTTTGCTGGTTTTGATGACTGTGGTGTGTAACCTAATTGTTTAGCAAGAGATACAACTGAACTTCTTTTTATTGCACTATCTAAAAATGTTTCATTTAACACAAAATTATTATAAAAACCATTGTAATAGGTATTGTATGATAGAAGATCAATAAGAATATTCATCGCAGAACCTTCAAACGAATATCCTCTAAATTCATCCTGAGTTTGTAGGAAATTTATTAATGAATTTTTTATTGAAAAAAAGTCCAAATTGGATATGTTTACTTTATTGTCTTCCATTTTATCTTGTTCTTTCCATCGTTAAACTTATGTTTTTTGGTACATTTCCAGTAAAATAATATTCTAAATCTATCATTATTTGATTTTTATCATTTGGATAAACTGACAAATTTTTAATATTTAATCCTGGTTCATATTGCTTTAAAGTCGTTCTTATTCTTTCTTCTATTTTTTTCTCTGTTCCTATGATATAATTTTGAAAAATAAATCCATTTAAATCTGGTCCAAGATTATTATTAAATGGTTTTTCATATGAACCTAATAATAATAATGTTTTAAGTGACTGCTTTATAGCATCGTCATTTTTTTTAACATTTATATCACCAGTTATTGGGTTTTTTATAAAATTTAGGTCTAGATCTTTTCTTATCATGGCTTAATTATGTATATAAAAATTAACCAAAAAATACATCAGGAGAACCTGTTGTAACAGGATGACCACATGATGCAAGACTACCCAAATATACTGACGGGATATTATTTATAAAAACAGTTGAAGAACCAGAAACAATAACAGATGCACAGTGCTCTTGACACCCACATTCCGGACCACAGCAGCAAGGTTCGTGTGGGGTAACAGGTGAACCAAATAAAGTAGCAGGAATTGAATTTATAAAAACATCAGGCGATCCTAATGTAGTAACACCCGTTAAACCAACAAAATCTACCCCAATTCTAGTCGCTGGCATCATACT